CACTTTCGACACGATCACCTGCACCGTAAACGTGTACGTGTCTAAGCCGCGACCGAACGCCGTATCAAAACTAATGTTCTCAGGGAAGATGATTGCGATAGGTGGCTTCGGTTCGTCCGGCACATACGCCGAAGTGCGCAGACCACTGATCGTTACAAGGTTCGTTGCGATCCCTGTACGGATCTCACTGAGGGTAGGCATCAGGCGACACCGTGCGTGACCTTGCGGAACGGCATAAGCATCGACTGAATATCAGGATCAATGCGAGCCACACGCACCGCACCCATATCCCCGAACCCGGCGACGCCAAGCGCAGACGAATAACGCTGATACTGTCGCAGGCTCGCGAGGATTGTTGCTTGCTTCACCGCAGCCGGAACAGCAGTAGCGAACCCGAACACACCCGTGATCTTCACGCCGGTTTCGTTAGCGACCACATCCACGGGGAACAAGTAATCACCGACGGCACGCAGACGCGTGATCGGGAAATCAAGACCAGCGTTCGTGCGGTTCAACGGCTCAAGTTGGTAATCCGTCGCGGTCCATGTTTCATCGTAGATGCCGTCAAGACCGGCGGACGTTTCTACTGTGATCGCGGTTCCGGCGATATCGTCAACGTCCACGAAGTAAGCATTGGTGGCCGCGAAGTACCGTGTCTCAGTTCCGTTGGTGTAGAACCGGCGTTCGCAGTAACCGTCGATCATGCGTGACGACGACTCAATGGCGGTTTCCAGCAACTCATCATCAACGTTGTCCGTGATCCGCGCTGCGGCTTTCACCTGACTTAGAGTCGCATAGCCGTTAGTGATCGCCATGTGCGTCCCGCTTTCCGTAATAAAGATCCGTTATCTCATGCACGGCTTGCCGTATGTTGTCGTCCGAAATGTCACCACGCCGGATCATGTTGTCCACGGCGCGTTCAATCTCCCGCATCACAATGTCATCAGTTGATATGCAGGCTGCCGCTGCGGTACTTGTGTCCCTCCAACGTGGGAGTGACCCACGGATTGATGCTATGCACGCTGACACCGAGCGACCGAAGTTTTCCCGCCATAGATTCAAGTGCGTTCCTCCACACATCGAAATGCAACAAACCGTCAGGGTGTTCATAGTCCGTGACCCGTGACGCGCCGTCGAACTCTCCGCAATCCGCGCCAACCATGACGATATGCGCAGCACCCATATACGCCGCAAGGTGCATAGTCATGTGCACACTAGACGGACCAACAATCAACGTATCCGGATCCTCAGGCCAATGATCAAACGGATTGAAAGCCGCATAGCGTTGATCAATCGTCGGACACTTGATCACGTTCGGTTCACGCGCCGGATGCGCACTCCTGTCCTCCGACGGTAACTGTTCAACCTCTGTCGTAAACACCGTCAAATCTGGACGCATCTGCGCTATCTGATCCGCATCATTGTGGTGATGGGACACCGAATAGAACCGTTGTAGTCCTTTGCTCACTCCGGAAAAATTGACGCACACGCATAACTTGTCGTCAAAGAAACTTGCGTCAATGTGGTTCAGGCTAGAACCGGATCCGATGACCCACGCCGTTTCACCGGCATGAATCCCACGATAGTCCGTCAATCCCATGACAGGTTCCGTCTGCGTCGCAGGGAATAACCACCGTCCCCGAACTCTTGCATACTGTGTTTGCGTTGCACGTATCGCCGGTTATCTTCGAACGTTTCCGCGTTGCGTCGGTCGTATCCGTGTTTCAGGGTGGAACTGTTGTCGTGATGCACTGATATATCAGTGAACATTACCGGTACGCCGAACTCCCGACACCGAGTCATATAGTCATCATCCTCGTAATACGCGGGGTGGATCTTCTCATCAAACAACCCGACACGCTCTACAACGGACGCAGGCAGGCCAAACGCGCACCACGGAGGCGCACCACCCGATAGGGACAAAACCCCGTCAGTGACCGTCTCAGCGAATCTTTGAAGGCTTCCCGCAGGGAAGTGCGCATCAAAGTTAGCGATGAGCCACCAATCACTAAGCGCAGTCGCCTTGATCCCAAGATTCCACGAACCAGCCACACCAAGATTATTCGGAATCGGTATCACCGTAATACCACTCACGACACTAGACGCAGAATCACGCAACTTCACCGCATCCACGCACATGCCGTTATCCACGACCACAAGCCGCTTCACCGGGAAATCAATAGACCCGGCCATGCGATACAGTAAATCCGGACCCGCAAGAATCGGCACAATCATCACGGGTATAGAACCCGCATCATTACTGATCATACCGGCATCACGGCAAATCTTCTAGCAACGGTCGCCACATATCCGCATACACTTTGTCCGCGTCGTAATTATCGACAATGAACTTACGTGCCTGCGGTGACTTCTCACCCTTGCGTTCGTACGCCTGCTCAAGTGCGTTCACGATATCTTCCACGGCAGGAGTGTTGAACCACGCGTTCTGCGACGCATCCCACAATGGTTGACCGCGAACCTTCCAACCATCACCCACAAGTTCCGGTTGTGCGCTGAAGTCATTAACAATCACAGGGGTTTCGCACGCTTGCGCATCGGCAACAGTTATACCGAATCCTTCACCTAGCGTAGGCGCTAAAAGCACATCCATACCACTATATATTGCGGCCAGAACTTCATCGCTCATGCCAATGCGGTTCTGATACTGATTCACGAACTTCACCCGCGAATCATCCAACCCGCACGCCTTGATCAACGGATCCAGCGGAATACCACCCATGCCACCGAAACGCTCCGTATGCATATACAACACCGCGTCATCATGGCGTTCCGCGAAAATGGAGAAAGCAAGCAACTGTTCCCCGAACGCCTTACGCACCGGAGCCGTTCCCTTGTTCGCGTTCACAATCCCAACCACGAACTGATCCGAATCCACCTGCATCAGTTCCCGACCCGTACGCGTGTTCCCCACATCGTCAGACACCTGCGGTGTTGGTTTCATCACCGACGTTTCAATGCCATGCGGAATGTAATCGTGGTCAATGCCAAGCCGCTGCATCAAACCCGCGCCGTACTTACTCATAGCCACGGGACGCACATTCGGTTTACTGATGAACGCCGCCACCTTGTCAGGGATCGGCATGTGATCAACCGGAACCCACGACACCGTAGGCATCTCATCCCAACGCGGATGTGTGAACACCCAAACATCGTAGAGGGTGAAAACCGTGTGCCGGTGATCTGGATGCTGCTTCGACCAATCCACGAAATACGGGTGAACCATATCGTTTGAATACGGGTCGAAGCCGCGAGGGAAATGCTCAATGCCTTCCCACGCGCTCATCGTTGCTTCAAGGCCATAATTCGCCGCGACCGCGACGGGATGACCGTCTTTGATCATGCGGGACACGACTTGCTTTGTTTGCGTTCCGTATCCCGTTTGCGACCATGCTGCGTTGCTCACCCACAAGCCTGCGATAGGTGCAACACCGTTGCGGTTTCTACGCCGCTTCTCTGAGCGGTTCATTAGGTTCCTCCGTTGGCAGGTTTAGGCAGGAGGGAGGGTAGCCGGTCCTGCCTCCGACTACCCTCCCGGTCACGCTAGAGGTTACTAGGACGCGTTGCCAATGAAATACTTCACGGCCTCAGACTGTCCAAGGTCACCCCAAATCCGCATGGTCACACGGAAACCAACTTCGTCAGATGCGAAGTAGGCATCATCAGAGCGAGCGACCTCAATGCCGCCGACCTGACGAACGTGGTACGAACCATGCCAACCGAACAGAGCCGACTTAGCACCGGTAGCGATTGCGGGAACATCGGGGTTCTCAACAATCGGGTAACCAGCAAAGGTGTCGGGAGTTCCAACGGTTGCCGCAGGCATGTAGAGGTACTGACCTGCGTTGTCCTTCAACTTGCGCAGCGAACCCATGGAAGCGCGACGCATCATGTACGCACCACCAAGGCGGACGTACGCACCGTCAACAGCGTGCGCGAGGTCAATCAGGTTGTCAGCGGTGAACGCGCCGGACACGCCGGTTCCACCGGTGATACCCGAACCCGCAGCCGTAACCACACCGTTAGCCTCAACGGTTCCCGTTCCGACAGTGAGGAGGTTGTTGACCTTCACACCTACCGAAGTGCCGAGGGTGCGTCCAAGGTAGGACACAACATCGATACCGGAATCGGTGAGCAGTTCGCGGCTAACCTTGGTCAGCACTGCAACCTTCTGCGACTTCAAGGTGATGCTGCTGAACGTCGGATCCAGCGGAGTGATCGACGTAGCCTCATCAATAGCGGTAGCAGCCGGACGAGTTGACTCAACCGGAACCTTGATATCCTCACCCGAAGCGGTGTTCAGGAGAGTGACAATCCCGCCGTCCAGCATCGGACCAACGGTAACCAACTTATCCTGAATAACATCGTAGAACGACTGCGGCACAAGAGCCGAATCGTCGGAGGTGTTCAGGTCGCGACGCTCGAACGTGTAGGAACGAATGTCACCTGCGACCAGAGCGCGGACCATATCGAAATCCGATTCGGTGCGAACCTTCGCAGCCTCACGAACCTCAGGTGCGTCAACAAGCGACGCTTCAATGTCCTTGGCGCGAGCCTCTGCGGATTGCAGATCCTCAATGCGCTGCGTACGTGCATCAATATCAGCGTTGATGCGGTCATACTGCTCTTGTTCCTCAGCGGTAAGGTCACGCGCCTCAGCCGCCGCAGAATCAAGCAGAGTCTTGGCTGCGTGCCACGCCTGCTGGCGAGCCTCAACCTGACGCTTCAAATACTCCATGATTGGAATACCTCTCTTGATAGTTGTTTTGTTTACTTGCAAACCCGCAGCGGCTCCGCGTGCGGCATCGTCCTACGGCTCCGTAGTGACGAAAATCTAGAAAGCCTTAGACAGCAAATCCATTTGCTTTTGCAACACGGACAACGGAACAGTTGGTTCCGGATCCGAATCTTTGCCGGTCATGCGATCCACGACCGTGCGCAGGATGTTCGCCTGATCGTCGTCAAGTTCACCAGCCTGCAACGCGTTCATAGCGTCCGCGAGAACGTCCGCATCCATTTCGGTGCGGTGCGCAATCACCTTCAAGTTACGGACACTAGCAGTCGTCGTGGGATACGCCGGGACACCAGATACCACAGAGACTTCATGCAACCGCACTTCGTTCAGGGTGCGCTCGTTGCCGTCCTGCGACCATTCATCAGCGAC